TCCAAAAATACAAGCCTTAGCGGCTTGCCTCATCCACTTACCAGACCCTGTTTTAAAGTGATCATCATTACAATCAGCGGGATAGTCCCCTTTGAAACAATGTCTTGCGGTTAGTGTGTGGATGTCTAGACCGTCTTCAATGGCTCCCAACAAAACTTTATCGTTTGATAAAGCCGCAGGAACACGAACCTCTATTTGACCATAATCGCATACCACCAGACTATGGCGGTCTTTACTTTTAAATAGATGTCTGAACTCTTCGGTGGCATTGATAGTTTGTAAGGCGGGTTCTGTGACACTGAACCTACCTGTCTCGGTACCACCTATTCTAAAGTTAGCATGAATCCTTTCAGACATTGGATTGATAAACCTATTAAAGTCTGTACCCAATGTTGAATTATTCTTTTTCGCATCTGCCCATTCTGCAATGGCAAGTAATGGTGGATGATACTCAGTTGGTAATTGAGATATGTTCTCTAGTAAATCAATCTTACCACATCTTAACTGACCTGTGTCTGTCTTGACCCAGTTATCAGTGGTATAAGGTGGGTATTTATTCAGATGAAATCGTATCCAATTAGCAACTTGTATAGTAGATGCAGGATTATCTACAACAGGGGCACCCTCACTAGAATGTTGTTTAAACATTTCAAGTGCTTTCTGTCTGCCGTCTGTGTCTTTTTGATTTAGATCCTGAGATAAAACTTCATGAGCGGATCTGTCAAACCCAATACCATTAACCATAACTTCGTTCACGGCTCTAATGCTTGACCTTAATAAATTATATATCCACTCACATTGTTCTCTTGGTATTCTTTTACTTGCTTGAATTAATTTCATTTGAGCGAAATGAAGTTCCCATGTGGCTACAACATCTCCTGCCGCATATCTTATTTGCTCATCATCTAATGGATCTTTAGACCAGTCAGATGCTTGTTGTGTCTTGCTTGGTTCTTTACCCAAAACATCGGCACATCGAAAGGCTAAACCTTTTCTAATCTGTGTAAGGCTAACCAGTGCTTGTGCCTGTAACAAAGTACAGTGCGGATGTCTGGCGGGTGTGATGCCATGTTGTGTGAGCATCTTCACATCAAACTGTGCATTATGTGCTAACCAAACAACCTTGTCAGAGTTAAGTACCTTGTCTCCGAGTTCCTGTAGCACAGGCATTGAGACATGCCATCTATCTATAACATGTACTTCTTTACCACTATAAATCTGTAACAGTCTTACTTGTCCTGTATAAACATTAAGACCCGCTCTTTTAACATGCTTGGCTTGAGCATTGAGATCAACTCTACACTCTGCCATTCTTTGCTGAGTCTCTTTACGTTGTTCCTTTTGCTCATCCGTACACTTCGCAAGTGTAGGAAAAGCATGAAACTTCTCAGAGACTTCTAAAAATTCTTTTTGTTTGTTCTCATATATTGTGATCAGACTTTGATCAGCAGTTGTCTCCACGTCTACTGAAAGAAGAAGTGGGTTATCCCAACTATGATTTAAATCAATTAAACTTGCATAATACTTAGTAAGTTTTTTAACACCTGCATCGTCAGTAATAAAATTCAGTTCCACTCCAGACATAAAATCGTGGAATGGGGTAGGAGTCTGACCCCCACCCAATACCGATTTCAAGTCATCCACTATTCTAAAGGTATGTCTGTAGAAGGTGTTGGTTGTGTCTCTGGCTCTTGTTGTCTAGAGCCTTGAACAGGCACAGTGTCAGCTTGATCCATCCATCTTGAGACAGATAGTTTAGGAATATAAACTTTACCATACTGACTATGCTTATAACTGTCAGAGTGGAAAAGAACTATTGGCACTTGGTTTTCATGTTGTCCTGTCTTCTTCTGTTGAACAACATCCCTAACCATTTCCCCTACTGCTTTCATGGCACCTTTTGAAGAGCCTGTGAATTGAGCGAGGATATGATTCTCAGTACCAAGAGTTGGTTGGATCTGCATTTCAAATCTTACATTGTAAGACCATCCATCATTTTGTTGTGTGTACGGACCGTGATCGGGTAGATCTTCTTTAGAGGTCTTTGGATCTCCAAGGTTGCTCCACTTCTCATCAACAAGTTGTCCGTCTTTCCAACAAACCCAACCGTTTTGAACCATAGCTAAGTTAACTAATGCTTCAAATTTATTCTCGGGAAAAGTATCTTCAGCTTTCCCGATGACCCATTCGCCCTTTTTAAATTTGATATATTGGATACCTCCAACATTAAGTTCGTCTGCTACTTCAGACAATTGGTTTACAATGTTATCAATATTTGATACATCAAAAGTAGGGGTTTGGATTGTAATTTCATTCATGTGAATGTTCCTTTCGTTTGTTTGTGTGTTTCTTCAGTCTGTCAACTAAGTACGGTAAGTAATCGAAAGACGTGGTGAGTAATCTCCTTGAGTTTGAAAATCACGATGATCCAACCCCGCCTCTTTGAATTTACTTATGTCGTACCTCATTGGTGCCTTTTGTGAATAAATAGACACCGATCCCCAATCAGCAGAAATCTTTTTACTATCTGCCTCTTTAAGAATTTCTTTTATATCTTGTTCTAATTGTTTAACTTCTCTCGTCTTAGCCTTGGCTTCGTTGTTTAACTTATGTCTGGCTAAAACCTTTTCATGTAATCTTTCTGTGATGGCTGCCGAGAAATTCGAACCCTCAGCACTTGGTATACTAGACACCTCTTTGTCTAGACATAATAACTTGTAAGGACAGTAGTCACATTCTTTACCACCCTCGATCTTACCCTCTGGCTCGGGTAAGTTCTCAAGGTCAAACTTTGTATAGACAGATGTGGCTCTACCTCTAAGACCTGTTGCAATCATCTCGTCAAACGGGATGACCCATGATCTAATCTGATTTACAAAACTTGCATTTATATATGTGATGATAGCATGTGTTGGGAAGTGATCTGTAGTACGTCTAACCAGATCCATGCCTTGCTGAACTTGCATCCTGTGCTGAAACTTAGGTTCTCTTAAATGTTCAAAGGCTCTCGGATCAATAGACTTTAATTCATTGTAAACACATTTAGTATATTTCTTTGCACCGTCTTCTTGCTCTACTTCAAACACATCTCTTGATATAAATAGTCCATCGGGTGTGGCACTTTGATAAGTCATTGTATCAACTAATGTCTGTTGTCCCTCATCAGTTGCCCATATTAATTCTACACCACTACCTTTCAGACTGTCTTGCATAGAAGGAACTGCCCAGTCCTCGACCATGTTACCACGTTCAGCGGCTCCTAAATCTTGTACAAAATCTTTATCCTCGGGAGCATTATGTTTATCAAAGACGATTGCTCGTAAACAACCACCTATAGCGGATGCACCTACAGTCTTCTTTCTGTCATGTCCACCCCAGGTTTTTGCATCTGAATTCTTACTTATATTATTAAGTATTAATTTACTCGTATCTAAAATCATTGGGTTTTCCTATAATTGGTTCTGATATATGCTTGTGAGCAAGAAAAGATCCCTAGAACATATGACTCGCAAGGGTAACAAGCATTATAGGCATCTAAGACCGTAGACCCAAGGCACGGCTTATTGGAGGAGCGGATCTTTCCAAACTGTAAATTCATTAACTAGCCTGTCTCTTTTTAAAAACATAAACATTGTCCTCTTCCCTTGGAAAAGGAACAGGTAACAAATCGCCATCTTGCCAAAACAAAAGATCGCCTTGCTTTAAATTCTCAATTGACTTTATAGGCACAGTCTTCGTATCAAAAACCCATGCCATCATATCGTTCTCCATGTCTCGGTCATGAACGTCATAGCCTTTAATGATTATCCTCTGATCATCAGAAGTATTATCAAATACGAGACTGTCAAAGATCATAACTTCGGGGCGATACTGAACTAATAATTTACCCATGAGCGATCTCCTTTTTAAGTTCCTCAAAAACATTGAGTTCATTTTTGAAATCGCCATCGACTACGGCATTACTCATGCCCATTTTCTTTTCAAGCAAATTGAAAAGTTTATTATCAAAAGTATTCTGAGCAACTAGGTAATTGATTGAACATGATTTAGTCTGTCCATTTCTATGTACCCTGTCCTCAGCCTGTAACATTTCCATTGGAGAGAATGATGTCTCAACCATCAAAACATTATTAGCTTTCTGTAGATTTAAGCCTGTCGAGCCGACACCTAACGTAAGTATAAGTATCCTCTTGGCAGACTTTGGATCTTGGAAACGAGATATATAAGCATCCCTATCCTGTTTAGTAGTAGAGCCTGTGAGCAGATCAATTTCTTTTCTATGATCAATATCTACATCCGTAAACAGATAGTAAATATATTCAGCTACATGCACATGATAGGTAAACACAACTAACTTCTCATCATTAGATGCTAAGAAATCTTTAATCCAATCTACTGCTATGTCAGCTTTGCGATGACCTACATAAGTATAAGCCTCTTGGAAACTCTCATGATCTTCCATTCTAAAATCAACATTACAAGGGATGACTGTTCTAACTTTAGGGGGCAGATCTAAACAGTCATCCTTTGTAACTCGGTGCATGTGACGAGCTAACTTGGAGTGTAGTTCGACTTTTTTTGTTAAGCCATCAGCTACATATCCAAACTTACCCATATGTCCATTGCAATAAGTCTTGGTAAAAACATACCAATTATCAAATTCACTTGGTGCTACTATCTTTAATGGTGGGAATAGATCTACAGGTCTATTTATTATAGGTGTACCAGATAAGCCTAGGAAAAAATCCGTAGTTTTAGCCAGTTGTAAAATCGCCTTAGTCCGCTTTGCCTTGGGGTTCTTAATGTAATGGCATTCGTCACATATAATGTATTCTGATTTCCAAGTGGCTTTAGCTTCCGACTTTTTGTAAGACTCGGCTCTCGCATATGAAACGAGTAGTATTTCTCTTCCGCCATCTCCAACTCCTTTAATGTTAGGGTATATATAAAGTGTATAATTAGGTAGTAATCTTTTGATTTCGTTTTCCCATTGCATCATGACACTAGCGGGTGTGAAGATCACAACTCTCTTAGCTTGAATTGCATTGATGGAAAGAATAGATGAAATGGTTTTGCCTGTACCCATCTCATGTCCAAGGATTGATCTGCCATTGTTCTCAATCCAATGACAGACGGCATCTATCTGATGGTCATATGCTTTGACACCAAACTTCTCTAGGCTCTCAGACCAATCATTAGTTACTCTATTTTTGAGAGCATGACTACGTTGTTTATAATTATAAGAACACTGTGCCATATGATCTAGCATCATCTGATTAACATTCATGCCAAGACCTAGCTTAGTAAGTTCTTTATGGAACACATTAGTTATATGAGTATAGACACTCAGACATTGCTCATTACTCATACGTTCCATTTTTACGACCCACTTTTTTTCTTGCAGCAGGAAATTACAAAATGGAATTTTACTAAATAGGTTAGTGATATTCGGATCTTTAGAACCAGATATATGCAATCGCATATTGGGTTCTAGGTTAAGTTGTATCTTGTCTTGCATATTTGCTCCCTTG